GAAATGTGTCCTGATCATATTAGAGCAGGTGTTACAAACTACAACAAAGGTTCAATTGAATTTGAAAACGGAAGTAGAATTGTAAGTGCTACTACAACAGGAAACACAGGACGTGGTATGTCCATATCATTACTATACTGTGATGAGTTTGCGTTTGTGCAACCTACTATTGCAGATGAATTTTGGACTTCAATATCTCCTACACTTGCAACAGGTGGTCGTGCTATTCTTACAAGCACACCTAACTCAGACGAAGATACTTTTGCTACTATATGGAAAGAAAGTCAAAACAAATTTGATGAACATGGTAATGAAAGTGAAGTAGGTATTAATGGCTTTCATGGCTTTACTGCCAAGTGGGAAGAACATCCAGACAGAGATGAAGAATGGAAGAAAGCAGAGATTGGCCGTATTGGCGAAGAAAGATTTAGACGTGAGTATGGTTGCGAATTCTTAGTATTTGATGAAACACTTATTAATAGTATTAAGTTAGCAGGACTTGAAGGTAACGAACCTGTTCAGAATATGGGACAAACACGTTGGTACAAAAAACTTGAACGTGATCAAACATATTGTATTAGTTTAGATCCAAGTATGGGTACTGGTGGTGACTATGCCGCGATACAAGTATTTGAATTACCAAGTTACAAACAAGTTGCAGAGTGGAGACACAACACTACTCCTATACCAGGACAGATTAGAGTTTTAAAAGATATTGCAGATTATATTAATGATGAATGTAAAGCACCAAATGCAAATAACATTTATTGGAGTATTGAAAACAATACTATTGGTGAAGCGGCATTATTAGTTATTGCTGACGTAGGGGAAGAGAATATACCAGGACTATTTGTAAGTGAACCAATACGTAAAGGACATATTAGAAAGTTCCGTAAAGGATTTAACACTACACATAGAAGTAAAATCAGTGCTTGTTCAAAGTTCAAGACCATGGTTGAGAATGACAAAATGCAGATAAACAGTAAAGCATTGATATCAGAGATGAAGGGGTTTGTAGCATCAGGAACCAGTTTCAAAGCAAAGCCTGGCGAAACAGATGACCTTGTAAGTGCAGTACTATTGAACTTACGAATGATGGAAGTACTCAAGGATTGGGATCCAAGAGTGTATAATACGTTCAGACAAGTGGACGCAGACCAGGATTACGAGGCCCCCATGCCGATATTCGTAACTGGAGTGTATTAGGATAAATATTAATATGATAAACTTGGACAAAATCGCAGAAGAACTGTTTAACAAGATTAGAGGCCGTTATCCAAAGATTACTATTGGTGACGAAGAAAGTACTATTACGAATGTACCTGAAAAAGCACGTTTCTTTGATTTTGACTTTAGCAACGGTAAAAAAGTTAATGTAACCATTGATGAGAAAGAGTTAGTTATACTTTATAACAACGATTTAATCACAGATGCTACAGAATCAGTAAAAAATAACTGGTATGGCTTTATGAAAGAACTAAGACAGTTTGCTAAAAAGAGAATGTTGAATTTTGATACAAGAGATATAACAAAAACTAACTTAGACAAGAGAGATTACGATTACCTTTCGCAAAAAAATAGACCCGGAGAAAACCAAATGAGTGAATCGAAACTATACGGAACTTCTAAAACAAGTTTCCAAGATGTTGGCAATGCAAAGATCATTGTTAAACATAATGAGGCAGTTGATTTTGAAAATCCTGCAGGAAGAACACAAAGAATTCATAGCATATATGTTGAAAGTGCAGATGGAGAAAGATACAAATATCCATTCAAACATCTAAACGGTGCAAGAGCAATGGCACAACATGTAAGCGAAGGCGGAAATCAGTACGATGCATTTGGAAAACATATCGTTTCACTCAGCGAAGAACTTTCTAAATTACGTACATTCAAAACTTACATGAACAGATCAAGTGTAATGGCAGAGGGTCTTGCTGGTTACATGGACATTGTTAATAACAGAATTGACACTGTAAAAGAAACTGTACATAAGTTACAAAGAAATGCTTACTACAAAGAAGCAATGGAAAACTTCCAAGAAACAGTAATGGAAGAAGTACCTGAAGACATAGCAAGTAACTGGATTGATGAATTAACTATTCGTCAGTTTAACGAAGATTTGAAAGGTGTATTTCCTTACATTTACAGTCTTGTTAAAGAAGGAACTAAATCAATTGAATTAGGTCCAGATGATTTATTTGTTGAAGACGAAAAAGAAAAAGACAGAGAAGAAGTTGACACAGATAAAATGCAAGTTACTGATGCTGATAAAAAAGCAAACACACCTGCTTACAAAAGAATGAAAGACGGTGACAAACGTTACGTTGATAAAACTACTAAAGAAGGTGTTCAAGTAGAAGGTGCTGTTAAAAAAGCATTAGAAGATGATGCTGAAAGCATGAGCAGAGAAGAGTTTATTGAAAAGCATGGCGATGCAGAATTCTTTGACGAATATAATGGTGTTGATAATGAAGGCATGAATATGGACAGTGATTTTGAAAATCATTTAAATGATGTTATAGCAAACTCAAAACATGAGCAAGGTCCAACTTCAGAAGTTTCAGACATGGGCATGAACAAATACGGACTTGCGGCAAAGCACACAAACGGTAAGTTTATTTCTTACAAAGATGGTGAAGAAACAGGTACGTTTGATTCTATCGAAGAACTTGAAAAGCATCAAAAAGAATTAATTAAAGACGAGTCAGCACAGTTTGAAGGCAATGCATTTGCACAAGCAGTACAAAAAGCAAAAGCGGCTGGTATGAAAAAAGGTGATAAGTTCAAAACACCAGATGGTGAAGAACATACACTTGAAGACGCTATTGCAATGGCAGGACTTAGATTAGAAGATTTTTGGTCAGCAGATGAACTGATGGCCGAAAAAGAACCCACTGACGATGATACCATGGACGTTAAAATTGGTCCAGATGGTTCAATATCAAAAGCAGATGGGGACGCAGAAGAAAGAGGTGAGAAGAAAGAACTTAACTTAGATGAATTCATCAAAGGTCATTTTGATTACACAACTAACAATTTTCCAAAAGGTGAAACAGCAGTACTTACAGCATGTGAGAAAAAATATGGAGACGAAAGTCTTGCTCCTGCGGCAATCATTATGAAAAAGTTAGTAACAGATCAAGATCCAGAGATGGAAAGAATGAAGTCTTTAGCGGGTTTGGATAACTAACTCACTTTTTTGACAAAGTTTCACTTGACTTTATAAGTAAGTTTGTGTATTATAGTAACTGTACTGCACAATCAAGGCAATACAACTTAAAACAGCCAAAGGCATATATAGGAGGCAACAATGGCAACATTAGCAGAAATAAGAGCTAAACTTAAAGAGCAAGAATCACGCACAAGCGGTGGTTCAAAAAGCGGCGGCGACAACGCAATTTACCCATTTTGGAACTTAAAGGAAGGCGAACAGTCTACTGTACGTTTTCTTCCAGACATGGACGACACAAACACTTTCTTTTGGAAAGAGCGTTTGATGATCAAACTACCTTTCGCAGGTATCAAAGGCGAAACTGACTCACGTCCAGTACAAGTACAAATCCCTTGTATGGAAATGTACGGCGAGTCATGTGCAATCTTAAACGAAGTACGTGGTTGGTTTAAAGATCCATCATTAGAAGATATGGGTCGTAAGTATTGGAAAAAGCGTTCATACGTATTCCAAGGCTTTGTAACTGAGAACGGACTATCTGAAGATGGTACTCCAGAAAATCCAATCAGACGTTTTATTATTGGTCCACAGATTTTTCAACTTATCAAGAGTGCGTTGATGGATCCGGATATGGAAGAACTTCCAACTGATTACACAGCAGGTGTAGACTTTAGAATTATCAAAACTTCTAAAGGTGGTTATGCAGACTATTCAACATCAAACTGGGCACGTAGAGATCGTCCATTAACTGATATTGAAACTGCGGCAGTTGAGAAGCATGGCTTGTACAACTTGTCAGACTTTTTACCTAAGAAGCCTTCAGAGGTTGAGGTTAAAGTAATGCAAGAAATGTTCCAAGCATCTGTAGATGGTGAAGCATATGATGCAGAACGTTTTGGTCAGTATTTCCGTCCAGCGGGAATGCAGGCAAGAACAGGTGATCCGACTAAAACAGCAAGTCCAAGTGCGACCGCTGTAAGTCAAAGTGCACCTACTGCACCAGCGCCAACTCCAGCACCAGAGGCGGCACCAGTAGCAACTGCTCCAGTAGTAGAAGCAACTGCAACGGCTCCAGCGGCTGAACCAGCAAAAGCAGACAATAGTGCGGAAGACATTTTAGCAATGATCCGTTCACGTCAAAACTAATACGGCTTTATAGTGTAGGGTCCTTAGTGGCCCTACACGATAATCTGAATAAGGAGATACTATGGCTAATAAAGCATTTGACGTTTCTAAGTTTCGTAAAAACTTAACTAAATCAATCTCGGGTATGAGTAGTGGTTTCAATGACCCTACTGATTGGATTAGTACAGGAAACTATGCCCTTAACTATCTTATTAGTGGCGACTTTCATAAAGGCGTTCCATTAGGTAAGGTAACTGTATTTGCAGGAGAATCAGGAGCAGGTAAATCATATATCTGTGCAGGTAACATTGTAAAGGCGGCACAAGAACAAGGTATCTTTGTTGTACTAATTGACAGTGAGAACGCACTTGATGAAACTTGGTTACAAGCACTTGATGTAGATACAAGCGAAGATAAACTACTTAAACTTAACATGTCAATGATTGATGATGTAGCAAAAACTATTTCAACGTTCATGGCAGACTACAAAGAAATGGATGACGCAGAACGTCCTAAAGTAATGTTTGTAGTTGACAGTTTAGGTATGTTACTAACACCAACAGATGTTGATCAGTTTAACAAGGGTGATATGAAAGGTGACATGGGTAGAAAACCTAAGGCACTTACATCACTTGTACGTAATACTGTTAACATGATTGGTTCACATAATGTAGGACTTGTATGTACTAACCACACATACGCATCGCAAGATATGTTTGACCCTGATGATAAAATTAGTGGTGGACAAGGATTTATCTATGCATCATCTATTGTAGTAGCAATGAAAAAATTGAAACTAAAAGAAGACGAAGCAGGTAATAAGATTAGCGAAGTACGTGGTATTAGAGCAGGTTGTAAAGTAATGAAAACTCGTTATGCAAAACCGTTCGAAGGTGTACAAGTTAAAATCCCATACGAAACAGGTATGAACCCATATAGTGGTCTTGTTGATTTGTTTGAGAAAAAGAACATGCTAAAGAAAGACGGTAATAGACTTAGATTCGATTCTAAAAACGGAGAAGAAGTTAAGGAATATCGTAAGGCATGGGAAGCAGGCGGTCCATTACTTGACAGAGTCATGATGGAGTTCAGTGAAGTATCCGATGAGGTAATTACAACTGAAGAGGAAGAAATTCCAGAAGCAACCGAAACAGTCACAGAGGAATAAATTATATGAGTATGGATAGTTCACAAATCGTAGATACCTGGAATCTTTTTAAAGAGCATACAGATAAAAAACAAGTAGAAACATTAGCCGAAAGGTTTGTTGATTTACTTGCTGATTATGGTGTAGGTGATGACCAATTAAAAGAGAGTTTAGGTACTGATGATCATCTTGATGCGGCAATTAATTATTATCTTGATATTGATGATGAGTTGACTGCGGACGATGACGATTGGGATTAAACATGTGGTATAGCCAAATATCAAAAGATATTAGTAAAATACCTGAGGCGTTAGAATATTATAACGATCAGTTATTACAGGCTAAAAAAGAGATCCGTATTTTCGGAAGTCTTGAGAAGGCCGCGGCAGAGATGCCCGGCCTTGTCGAACAACGTTTCAATCAGTTACAAGAACTTGAAGCAATTTTAGAATATCTTAATATAGAATTACGTAGATTGCGTAGCACATTTTTTAAGAAGTATCTTGAAAATTATCAACGAGCATTGAGCAGTAGAGACTGTGAAAAGTATGTTGATGGCGAAGCAGACGTAGTTGATATGGAAAAGATTATTAATGAATTTGCATTAATGCGTAACAAATGGTTAGGCATTACTAAAGGCTTAGACCAGAAGCAATGGCAAATTACTAACATTGTTAAGTTAAGAGTGGCTGGTATGGAAGATGCATCAATTTAAACCCAAGTTTCAAATTCCAAAAAGATCATTTGAATTACGCGGACAATTATTTCCATACCTTATTGATAACTTTGACACAACAATTATTGAGTCACAAGATCAAATCGAACAAGATAGAATTTTAACATTTAGTCACCCTTTTTGTGATTGGGTGTTTGATGCATTACAAAACAACAAAGAATTAAATTTCTTCCATTTAGATAACGGTTACATAGGCAATTGGAATTACAAACGCCCTATGTATTATCGTATTAGTTACAATTCCCTACAAAACACTAAACCAGGACCTATTAAAAAAAGTAGAATACACACACTTGAATTAGACGATCGTTATCAAGATTGGAATGACAAGGGTAAGTATAACCTATTAGTGATGCCACGTAACACTAATATCTTTAAATACTTAGGACAAGATTACGACGAATGGCGTGAACAAACTATTGCACATTATCAAAGTTTAGATGTGCCATTAGTAATAAGAGAGAAGACAGGTAAACGTAGACACAGGTTTGCTGAAATAATACCAATGATGCATAAGGCTAAAAAGGTTATTACGTATCATAGTATGGCAGTTGTTGAAGCATTGTGTTTAGGCAAACCAATTGAAGTATTAGGACAAAGTGCAGTTGAACATTGGCAAGGACAGTTTGGATTTGATAGAACACCTATGCTTGAACATATTGCACACAGTCAATTTAGTAGAGAAGAATATGAAAATGGAACAGCATGGGAAGTAACATTTAATTATCAGGTAGCAAATGGATTATAAAGCAAAGATTATATGTTTACAGGACAACGCTCACAGTGTACAAATGGCCGCTGAGTGTGTTGCACAAGCAAACAAGTTTGGAATTAAAGTAGAACAGTTCAATGCTGTCAACGGCAATGACTTTAACATTGCTTGTGCAAAGTACGGTATTACATCTATAAGCAAAGTTAAAAAAGGACGTTTAGGAGTGCTTGGTTGCTTTCTAAGTCATTACGGACTATGGAAAGAATGTGTTGAAAGTAATACACCTTATCTTATTCTTGAACACGACGGATACTTTATTAGACCATTGCCAGAAGATATACTTACAAAATTTAAGCACGTATGTAAATTAGATCAGTATGATCCTTACAGTGGTGCATACAATAACGCAGTTGAACAAAGCATGAAAGAAGATATTGTAGTAGGACCATATCATAACATACATGCAAAAGGTAAACGTACTCTAAAGTATGTAGGTAATTATTTTAGAGGTGCTTGGAGTTACATTATTAAACCAGAAGCCGCACAAAAATTGTTAGACTTTGTTGCTGAACACGGTTATGTTGTAGCGGCTGATCAACAAATTGGGTCTAAGTTATTAGAACTATCATCAACAAATGTACCAGTGGCACGACTACACCCATTCTACTCTATTGGTATTAACATAAACTCAGAAAGTTTAACACAGCATTTAGGAGCAAAGAGTGAGCAAGAAAAATAAAAACTTAATAAAAAGAGATAACTGGTTCAATGACTATCACGAAATACCACAGTTAGGTATTAAAGGTAAACGTGATCTTAACAGTAGAATCGCTCACTATAATCAAGATGATTTCAAAAATTCTACTGTAGTTGACTTAGGGTGTAACATGGGTCAAATGACTTTTCAAGCACAGGCATGGGGAGCAAAACATGTTATGGGTATTGAGTATGATTCAACTGCCGTACTAAATGCAAATCAAATTAAGGATCAATTAAACATTGACAATGTTACGTTTGTTGTAGATGACTTAGACAGTAACTTCCTTTGGACAAGCATGGACAACTTTGATGTTGTTATGTTTCTTGCAGTTATAGATACTATTGAACTTGAAAATAGATACGGAATTTTAAGTAAAGCATGTCGTAAAACTAATAAAGTTATGTACTTTGAAGGTCACGGCAAACAAACATATAACAAGTATATGCAGAATCTTGTTGAATATACAGACTTTACAGAAATCAAATACATGGGTAATACACCTGTAAGCAGACCTTTCTTTAGATGTACAAGAGAGAAGATGACAAGCGAACAAGCAGTACAAGCCATTGCTAACAGCCCCTACGATAAGATTGCAGTAGTAGGCAAATCACTTGCAGGAAAGACTACTATTAGAGAACAACTACAAAAACTTGATCATAAGTTTGATGTTGTAGACGATCTTGTGTATTGGGAGAACGGCCAAGATGCAGGCAGAATTCAAGTGTCGGACTTAAATAATATGGATAGGTTTGTACTTTTTGATTACAGAGGTTTGGAATACTATCCAGACGTTGACGTAGTGTTTTTTGTAACACCAAATGGTAGTTTAATTGGACAATCACGTAAACCATCAAAGCCTTTGATTTCACCTTCAATCAAAAGTTTTGCAAATGTTAAAGAAGTGTACACAGTGGAAAGCAGATAATGAAAATTAAAAGTGCAAAAAAATTAGGTAAAAACTTCCATTACAGATGGAGTACGCATCAGCCTGTAGTTAGAGCAATGGTTGAATTAATTAATCCAGAACTAATACTTGAGTTAGGAGTTGGACGTTATTCAACACCGTTGTTTATTAAATTTCCTGCACTAAAGATTATTCATATTGAAAGCGAACAAGGTTGGTTAGACTTAGTTAAGAAAGAAAATGCAGACGGTATTACAAGCAAGAGTGAATTTAGACATCACGACATTGCTCCACTTGGTATTGAAAGCATTAAAATTTTACCAAGCCAACTTAACGAATCACAGAAAAGTGCTATTGACAATTACTATCAATCACTTGCAACTGAAATAGAAATAATGCCATACAAGTCAAGTTTAATTTTTACAGACGGCTTTGCTTCTTGTAGAAAATCAACAGTTGATTGCTTAACAAGTGTAACTGATGTTATGATATTTCATGATGCAGAAAAGCCTGAAGCATACGGTTATGATAAACTTGAACCTAAATTATATGAAACACACGACGAGTATTTGCTAAAGACTGCAACTTCGTGGACAGGGTTTATGATTAAAAAAGACATCGCAACTGAAGAAAGAATTAATGAAGTAATTAACAAGTACGTTGATATCTACATTGCAGAATTAGGAATAGACAGAAAAGGTTTTGAATTAATTAAAAAATGAAACAACAACTTGTTAAACATATTATAGAAAACTTCACTGACCCATACGAATTACAAAAGACATATCGTAGTCATCCAAGTTATAGTTTACTAACACTTGAGGATTTTATTCCTAAGGATATTGTTAGTGCAATGGCTAAAGAGTTAGACAATGTTCCACTTGAAGATTGTAAACATTTTACACGAGCAGGTTCGTGTATGTACGAGTATAATGACGTTACAAAAACACCTGTACAAGATGCAGTTATTGATGCACTACACAGTTCTACATTTATTAAATGGTTACAAGAAGTTACTGACACTGTTGACCTTATACCTGATCCTCACTTAATTGGTGCAGGATATGTAAAGTCACTTCCAGGTGATAGTTTAAAAGTACACTGTGATTTCAATTGGAACGAGCAAATAAGATTACATCGTATGTTAAGTTTAGTAATATATCTTAATGATGATTGGAAAGAAGAATGGGGCGGACAGTTACAGTTCTACGACAAAGAAAGAAAAACTGTACACAGTAAAGTTCCTGTTGGTAATGGTAACGCTGTTATATGGAGTTATGATAACTTTGCATTTCATGGATATCCAGACCCAATGACAAATCCAAAAAATACAAGTAGAAAAGCATTACGTTTGTTTTATTATGTTAGTAATGCTAAACATGATGATAAACATCCGCCACACAGAAGTCTGTACTGGTTTGATGATAAAGAAAAGGTACCCTACGATAAGCCATGGACCAAATAAGATTAAACATACCCGACCTACCATATAAGAGTGTTCTTTGGGAAAACAAAGACAATGTAACAGATGAAGGTAGAGCAACTGCTTTTGAATCACAAAATAAAAAATATCATCTTGCAGGTTACACAACAGAAAATACAAAATACAAACAAGCATTTCCTGAAACTTATAATTTTATAAACTTTAGTAAGACGTTGTTTGATAGATGCACAATAGCACTAATGCAACAAGCACCAGGACAAGTTTTACCAGAACATGTTGATACATTTTACATGTTTGCCAAGCATAACAATGTTCACCCTGATGGGTGTATCCGTGTTAATATATTCCTTGAGGATTGGCAAAGCGGACATTACTTTGAAATAAACAAGACTCCTATTACAAATTGGAAACGTGGAGATGCTGTTATTATCGAAAAAAATGAACCACATCTAAGTTCTAATAGTGGAATGTCGCCTAAGTACACAATGCAAGTAACTGGAGTAAAGAATGAATTTAAGAGGCGCTAAACCCGTAACAGATAATGCAATTAAGAAGTTTATTACAGGACTTAACCCTGTAAGTGATTTATACAATGAAGAATTACCATCAACATTTATTAAAGCATTTATGGATTGGATTAGTGCAAGTGGTAATAATACATTGTCAGGTCTTGATTTATTTCCAAGTCAAAAGTTAGTTTGTGGAACTGTACAAGCATTTGATCACTTTTATTTTAGACACAAAACAAGACGCTTTAGATTTTTCAAAGGCGAATTTATGTATCACAGTGCATGTTTGAAACATGGTTGTGATTGGGAATACATTGAAGACGAACCACTTGATCATGATGACGTATTAATCATAAGTGTACCTTTTAGCGACCATGGTAGACAGCATGTTGATATGGAGTACTACTTAAACCAATGTAATACTTTAGAAATTCCTGTGCTACTTGACTTTGCATATTACCCTTGTACAAAAAATATTAACGTAGATTTAGCACAATGGAAATGTGTACAAACTATTACGTTTAGTATTAGTAAAGCATTTTATGGTGCTGAGTTTTTACGTGTAGGAGTACGTTGCGAACGTATAGACACTGATGACGGTATTGATGTGTTTAACTCAGTAGAAATGAATAACAGAATTGACATAAGTATTGCATATAGCCTGATACAAATGTTTTCAGTTGATTGGAATTGGCAACAATATACAAGTGCTTACAACCAAGCAATTGAAGATAAAAACTTGTTACCAACAGACTGTATTATGTTTGGAATCGGAGACGATAAGTGGAAAGATTACAACAGAGGCAGTCAGGTTAACAGAGTTTGTATTAGCGAACTAATTGGTGACATAGTTAATGGCAAGTGAATTTATAATTAAGACAGACGGTAAATTAGAAACGTACACAGAGTTTGATTCTATACCAGACAAGTTTGATTATATAATTAAGTTTGCACCAGAAGTTCCAGAGCCACCACACTCTGATGAACAACATGAGGAAATGAAATCTTGGAACATAAAGTTACAAGAATTAATAAAGAGGGAGAATTCATATGCCAGCAGTAACTCGAATAGGTGACGCAGACGTTGCTCACTGTAGCGGAATGACAAGAGCAGTAGGCTCTGGTAATGTATTTGCTAATAACATTGCTGTTTCAAGACAAGGCGATGACAACACAGGACACTTACTTCCAGGTGTACCTTGTCCATCACACTCTGCACCAATAGCAGTAGGGTCAACAACAGTATTCACAAACAACGTAGGAACAGGCAGAGTCGGCGATGCTATATCAGGTTGCACAAGTGTTGCGGCTGGTAGTTCTAACGTTTTCGCAGGCGGATAAACCAAACCACTTCTGACAGTAAATCTTAGGGTAGGCATTTAAATATGACTACTAACCAAGGAGATTAATATGACAGTAGTAAGCAGTCACAACGACTGGGATCCATTAGAAGAATGTTTTGTAGGTATTGCAGACCACGCAAGAATACCAACAGTAGATAAATCAACGCACAGTTTTGGATTTGCAGATTGCAAATATGAACACATCAAAGACTTAGAAGGACCAAGTCCTGAGTGGGTAATTGACGAAGCAAATGAGGACCTTGATGGCCTTGCCAAACTTTTAACTAACCTTGGAGTTAAAGTTAGACGTCCAGAGTCAATTGATCACAGTGTAGAATTTGGTTCTCCAGATTGGAAAACTACAGGCTGGTACACATACTGTCCACGAGATTTATTATTGCCACTTAACAATCTTATTATTGATTGTCCAGGTGCAATGAGAGCAAGACAATACGAAACAACAGCATACAGAGAATTTTTATATGAAGCAATGGCAGGCGGTTCACAATGGATTAGTGCGCCTCGTCCAAGACTACTTGATGACATTTATCAACTTGAAGACCTAAGTATTCCTACACTTAAAAATAATGAGATTGTATTTGATGCACCTAATGTTGTGCGTCTTGGTAAAGACTTATTATATCAAGTTAGTAACTCAGGTACATTGCTTGGTGGACAATGGTTAAAAACTATATTAGAACCATTAGGATATAAAATTCATCTTGCTGAAAAGTTTTATAGTTATTCACATTTTGACAGTACTGTAATTCCTTTACGTCCTGGACTTGTGTTGTTTAACGGAGATAGAATTAACAAAGACTGGTACCCACCTATCTTTAAAGACTGGGATAAGATTTTCTTCCCAGGTGATAAGGTACATGATATTGGTACTAACTTGCCGAACAACGTTTCGCCATGCAGTAAATATATTGGTTTGAACTTTATGAGTGTTAATGAGAAACTTGTAATTTGTGATGAGAATCAAGAACCATTGCGTAAAGAATTAGATAAATGGGGAATTGAATCAATAGCATTACCAATGCGTCAAGCACGTACATTGAGTGGTGGTTTCCATTGTGTTACTTTAGATACGAAACGTAAAGGCACATTGGAAAGTTACTTTGAGTAAACGCGGTTATCACATACCAAATCTTGAATACATGATCACGACAAGTTGTGATCTGGCATGTCCAGGTTGCGATAGGTTCATTGATCACAACTTACCTTTTGTAGAATCATTTGATGGCATTGTTAGTAATATGGAAGCATGGGGCAAACGTCTTGACCCAGACCATGTTACTATCATTGGTGGCGAACCATTGTTACACCCACGCATATATGATATACTAAAAGAAGCAAGACGTATATTTGATCATGCAGTTATTGAAGTTTATACTAACGGGTTCCTATTACCTAAGCGTCCAGACATACTAAAGGTCCTTAAGAAAATAGGTAGAGCAAAGATTAGTTGTAGTTTACATAATAAAAATCCTAAGGTTAGAGAACTTATTGAAACTAATTTATGGAATGCTTTTTACAGCAAAGGCAAATGGACAATGGTTAGTAATATTGCACACAAGCAAGACGATGTTGAAGTAGAAGTTACTGATCCTACAGAAGGTGGCTGGTATGATTATAGGCAAACAATCAACGGCAAACTAAAACCTTGGACTGACAAAGATCCTGAAGCAAGTTATAAAGCATGTGGTGTAAACATATATCCTATAATATACAAAGGACAGTTATACAAGTGTCCGCCTATTAGTATGGTGCGTACATACTTAGGTAAAGCACAGCAACTTGACGATGTTGATTGGAAACCATATGTAGATTACCAAGGACTTAACATTGATGTACAAGAAAGCGAACTTGAAGAATTTGTTAAAAACATTTTCAAGCCACACAGTATTTGTGCAATGTGTCCTGCTAATCCAAAACTAAAACCACAAGAAGAAGCAGTGGTTAAGAATGTAAAATTAATATGAAAAAGATTCCTTTAATAACAATGGACAGTAATTCCAGAAGTCTCGGTACGTTTATTGAGAACTTCAAAGGTATTATTGAGTTTGAAGGACACAATGATAAAGTACTCGAGGATCAAGATAAACTTGTAGTATTCTTTGAATATGTAGGGGACAATGATTACACATTTGAAACATTTACTAACTTTTTTAAAACGTATGAAATACCAACCTTTCTTGTTATCGATGACTCATACGAAGGACTTACAGACAATGCATTTCTTGCGTTGGTAGAAAAAACTGTACAGGACAATCCTTATATTGTTGACTGGGTAATACTAACAAACAACAAACTTCTTAACACAAAGAACAAAATATATTTTAACGTACAGTTACATCTTGATAGGTATGATGGCATTGATATACGCAATCATCTTAACAAAGATTGGAATGGTAACAGTAACCTACGTAAGAAAAAGTTCTTGTGTTTGAATAGACAAGAACGTATGCATAGACTACAAGTAACACATCACTTGCTAAAGAATGACATTGCTAAACACACATACCTAAGTTGTCCACTTGGTGCATATGAGCATGTGTTCAATGGCAATAACACACAACAAGAACACAGAAAGTATCTTGACAAAGGTTTACATGGACTATGGAAACTGTCAGATGACTTTGTAGGATTACTAAAAGATAACTTACCTATTGAGTTAGATTTAAACGAAGTTACGTACAAATCCATGTCAAGAAGTTTGCCAAGTGCAGATGAATATTACAAAGAAAGTTACTTTAGTATTATTACTGAAGGTGACTTTTGGGACGACAATAGACAAGCATTTACAGAAAAAGCATTGAAGTGCTTCTTGTACAAGCACCCGTTTATTGTTGTTGGGTTGAAAGGAACGTTAGCACTATTACGTGAACTTGGCTTTATGACCTTTAGTCAACTCATAGATGAATCGTATGACAACGAAAAAGATCCTACAAAAAGACTTGCAATGGCAATGATTGAAGTTGACAAACTAAACAGTTATAACATACATGAACTGCAAAACATGTACAATGAACTTAATGATATATTAGATTATAATAGAGAACATTACTTAAACTTGTTTAGGCAGAAACAGCCTGTAGAACTGTTACACAAGATTAATTCTTTTGTAAATGATTAATAATAAAATCTTTGTTAGGTAGGTTCAACTCTTTTGCGTTGTTGATAATTTCATTCCTTGCATTTAAGTCAAGTCCTTTAATATCTAAATCAAATGGAAATGTTAAAACATTAATATACCAACGTGCTTCAAACCTTGTACAGAAGTCGTGTAAGTCTTTTAGTCCCATGTAATTGTTTTTGTGTAACACAGAATTGAATTCTAATCTGTACATGTTGTTGTACACCCAGTCAATAAACTTAACTACATCAGGCCATTTAGTTCCGCTACGTACACGTTCTCCAAGTTCACCTATACCGTCAATGCTTAATATAAAAGTTACTTTCTTATAATGCTGTAGTTCTTCAACAACTTCATCATTAGGTATAAACGTTCCGTTAGTATTGTATATGACCTCAACATTGTTTTTGTTTTTTACTTGACGTAACAGTTTCAAATGTCTGTTAGTAATTAACGGCTCGCCTCCAAGAAACAATATCTTTTCAAGTGTCTCTGGTACATTTGTAACGTCATCAATTTCCATCAACTTGTGTTTCGGTGCACCATAAATTTCTTTTTCTTTTACAATCCAACTTGTACTGAATTCTGAATTACAACCATCACAAGTTAAATTACACAAGTTATCAAAACCAATTTCAAGAAACTTTAGTTCGACTTTGTCCATTGTATATTTCTCGTTGAACTCTTCACGTAAACTTTTGTGTCCTATCTTTTCTTCATAGAAACACTTTTCACAACCTTTGATAAACTCACCTTTGGCACTTTGCTCTCGTAAGTCTTTGTATGCATCGCTGTGTAATACATTGTCAACATCTCCGTCAAACACGTCAATAGAACGTTTGAATCTGCAACAAGGATAGACCCTGTTGCCACTTCTTATATTAGTGTGATTCCAAAATGCACTACATTTCATAATACGGTATCCAATGTTTATCCAAGTCTTGCTTTAGACATTTGGTTGCTAAATCTAATACACTTGTGTAATCAATTTTGGTTTTGTCTTCATTTCTAAATGGATCAAACACAAATCTATTATCGTTATTTACTATGTCAATCTCATTATCATGTATGTTGATAAACATAGGTATACTGGCGTCTAAGACGCATTTTAAAGCGTCTACAGTACACAAAGCATAGTCTGTACGAGCAACAGCATACTCTAATGAATCCGGGGTATATACGGGCATTTTAACCACGTTTACACGTTCCAATAACCATTGTTCTATGTGCTTGTCTAATACTGAATCGCCTAAAGGTAGTAACAAAACGTTACTAAATTTATTTTGGTTTGCGTCCTCTATAAGTTTGCGGACTTCTTCGTGCGTCATTTTTTGATTATTTCGAGATCGAAAGTAATGATGTCTAACGGCTTCTCGCTCATATTAGGCGTAGTACTTAGGTCAAGATAGCCTGGAATAAAATACATTTCTCCCTCTGGCATTGGTAAGAATGTTTGCCAACTGTTATATGCATTTTTATTCTCTACTGGAATCTTACTAAAGTAATATTCGCTTACAGGATTGTCTACTACAAGTCCTCCGCTTTTTGGATCGCTGGTTACAAAGTACATACCTGAATAGAAACTATCTGTCTTTTTAGTCTTAGTCAAGCAACCACCCGGCATTACTGTTTGAACGTATGCTCTGGTAATAGCAATGTGCTGTCCTTGTTTAACTTCAAACTTTTCAGTAATCTCCTTGACAAATGACTTAACATCGTCGCTTTCACTGATGTGTTTGAACGCATTGTTAGTATGAAAGTTATCTTTGCTCTGCCAAGTATTAATATGTTGTATATTTGTATTATTGGTTTGCTTTTGGTAATCTTCAACAATTCTATCAAATAATTTTTTGACTTCTTTGTGCTTTGAAAATGTAACTCTACTAATGCTGTTAACGAATAAATTTAATGTGTCCATGCAATTACTTATTGAGCAACCAGGAATAAACAAAGTTATCTGGCACTAAATTAAATACATTTATGAAGTGTGTATTAGTTACAGGTGGCTTTGATCCACTACATTCAGGTCATTTGGCGTACTTTAAAGAGGCAAAGAAACTTGGAGATAAACTTATAGTAGGAATCAATTCAGACGAATGGTTGACAAATAAGAAAGGTCGACCGTTTATGCCGTTCAAGGAACGACTTGCTATTATCAAAGAACTTGAATGTGTTGATAAAGTTATAGGATTTGATGACGAAGACGATACTGCATGTCATGCAATATTCCATACTATGTCAACTGAAGTAGGAACAATAGTATTTGCTAACGGTGGTGACAGGACAGATTTTACAACTCCTGAATACAAAATTTACGGAGATCATCCGCAAGTTGAATTTGTATTTGGTGTAGGTGGAGAAGATAAAAAGAATTCAAGTAGTTGGATACTCGACGAATGGAAGACACCCAAGACAATACGTAACTGGGGTTGGTACAGAGTGCTTGACGACAAACCAGGTTACAAAGTTAAAGAACTTGTTATTGAGCCTGGCAAAAGTTTGTCAATGCAACGACATAAACATAGATCAGAAAACTGGTATGTGTTAAAAGGTACCTGCGTTATTGAGACTAACTATGATAACAGAGACGACCAAGTAACAGTAGATGCAAATCGTTCTTATACGATAAATGAAAATGTGTGGCACAAAGGTATTAACAATACGCAAGAACATTGTCACATACTTGAGGTACAGTATGGCGAAAAATGTATTGAAGAAGATATAGAAAGAAAAGAATAATGAAAATTTTTGTAGGATACGATACCAGAGAAGATATTGCTTACCAAGTATGTAGGCACAGCATTGAGTCACTATGCCCAACGGCAGAAGTAATTCCTTTAAAACAAAACGAGTTAAGAAATGACAAGTTGTATTGGAGAGGTGAAGACAAACTTGCTTCAACAGAATTTACATTTACACGTTTCCTTATTCCACACCTAATGAATTATAATGGCTGGGCATTGTTTATTGACAGCGACATTGTGTTTACAGAAAATGTAAAAAACTTATTTGATCTTGCAGACGACAAGTATGCTGTTATGTGTGCCCAACACGATTACACACCTAAGCCTGGAACAAAGATGGACGGACAAGTACAAACACAATACCCACGCAAGAACTGGTCAAGTGTTGTATTATGGAATTGCGGACACCCAAGTAACCAAGCAGTAACAATTGACAGTGTAAACAATCCTAACTACGATGGAAAATACTTTCATAGATTTAGTTGGCTCAAGGACGAGGAAGTAGGACAAATTAGTCACGAATGGAACTGGCTTGTTGATTGGTACCAAGAACCTGAAGACGGAACCCCAAAGGCACTGCACTACACAGAAGGCGGTCCTTGGTTTGAAAACTATAGACATTGTTCATACGATGATGTATGGAAGAAATATTTAACAGACATGATGTATACAAATGACGATACAGGAAAAAATTAAAGACTGGGCATTCGGACAACTATCAAGAGTCAGTGAACAGTTTAATAATTTATCTCCGTGCCCTTATGCTAAAACAACATTTGTTAATGACAAGGTATCTTTTGTTGAAGCAGACCATACAGAGTTTTTAGATATTGTCAATACAGAAATAGAAAAGTTTGATGGTGAGAAAGATGTTGTTATTGTGTATTCAGTACGTAATCCTTTTGGATTAGATTATCTTGAAGGTGCTGTTGAAGGATTGAATCATAGTCTTAACAAACGTGGTAAAGACATTTGGCTATTAGGATTTCATGATGAATGGACAATGATCTTTATACAAAAGATAACAAAACTTGATGACGCCAGTCTTGAGTTAGAGAAGAAGGGTTACTACAATAACTATAATAAAGACCAATTCAACCATTACGTAAGTAAACGAAGAACATTAAGAAGTAGACTATAAGGAAAATAACAGGAGCATATGGTAACATTTAAGAAAAGAGATAAGTGCTTTGTAACTGATCCAGACGATATGATTGTTCAGTGTCTAACTGAATCTTTCACCTACGTAGAGCCGACAGGACACAAAGTATTAAAGGACGATAACTCAACAACACCCCTTGTTATTAGAGGTATGACTGAACGTAAAGCAATACGCATTTGTGAAAAGCAAAAGCGTGATTACTTTTATATTGACACAGGTTACATGGGTAACTTGAACAAACGCAAAGACTATCATCGTGTAGTTAAGAACAACGTGCAACACATGACGCCACGTTATGATCTTCCAGATGATAGATTTAGACAGATACCTATGGCAATGAGCAATATTAGATTTCGAGGCTGGCGCAAGGCTGATGGTCCTATCCTTGTTGTTACTCCATCAGCAAAGCCTTGTAATTTTTATAACATTGATAGAGATACATGGGTAGAAGAAACATTAACAGAGATTAAAA